TAATATCTTCATCTGACATATCCCCAATATCCTTATATTTATTATTTAGTTGTATAACAGAAACACGAGATCCAAGCTTTTCTAAAAGCCTATTCTTCATGTTTCCGCCCGCTTCATCATTATCTGCAATAACAATTACGTTATTAAAATATTTCTGAAGAAGTTCTATTTGCATTGCCGAAACATTTGCACCTAAAGTAGCAACTGCTGGAAATCCTATTTGGTCTAACCTAATTGCATCAAAAGATGATTCTACCACATAAACCTTGTCTGCAGTCTTAACACGATTTAGGTTAAACAAAGTTTTGCTTTTTGGAAGTCCTGGAGTATTTTTAAAATCTTTACCCTCAATAGATCTTCCAACAAATCCAAGTAGCATACCGTCTGGTGAGTGCACTGGAATAGTAACCATATCCTGATTTTCAGAAAATCCTAAACCAAACTTTAAGATAGAGTCTTGAGTAATTCTTCTGCCATAGAAGTAGCTAGTTGCTCTTGGAGAATCTACAGCTTGCTGGTGAAGTCTTTTAACTTGCAACTCGTCATAAAGCACATAGTCTTGCTTTGTGTGAAGCTGTCTAACCATTTCTTGCTCAAGGTTGCTTTCTTGTTCTTTACTTTTAATAAAACGGACTGACTCAAAGTATGTTCTATTAGAAGTAAACATTACAAACTCAACAAGGTCAGATGTTTTTTGACAAGAAAAGCAATAAAATATGCCTGTGCTTTTATTTATTTCTCCCGCTGGGCTGCGGTAGTTATTGTGAAAAGGACAAAAGATTATGAAGTCAGCGTCTAGTTCAGAATAAACATCTACACCTGATCCTGCAAGAACTCTTTGGACTTGCTCTTTTGTGTATAAATTACCTTTGTTCCGTCTAGTCCTATTATCCATTTTACTTTTTTCTTTCCTACATATGTTCCGTATATTGATAACTTAAATTCAAATATTTCTACTTTTTCATTATAGCTTATTGTGAAGTCTGGGTCAATATCAAATCTAGGAACATACCCAGAAAGATTCATTTCAGAGACCAGAAGTCTAATATATTCAGTTTTTAGTTTTAAGATTGTTGAATCATCATAAATGTTTCCACTTAAGAAGAACCTTTTGATGGTTTTATGATGTATGTTGTCCATACATTATTATAACTACTTATCTTCATAATCTTTATATTTGTACCATCCCTTGTCAAAATCAGCTTGCACAAGGAAATCCCCCATAAACCCATTACGGTTTTTTCTAAATACGCATTCTAGGATATCGCTATTAGCAGCCCTACCCATTGCAAGAACCCAGTCAGCATCATAAGCTATCTGACGTGACCAAGCTGTCTGACCTAGAGTAGGAACAGTATCCAGCTTTGTAACATCATCTGGTGTGGCAGAAGAAATAGCCATAATCGGAACCTCTTCTCCAATAGCCATTAGCTTTAGTTCACGAGACAGATTCTTCATTCTTACAGTTTCGTTGTCTGACTTTTGGTTTGGGCTCATTAGCTGCAAGTAATCTACAATAACAAAGTCTGGCTTATACTGATCAATCTTTCCACGTAAAACAGATGGTGTAATTTCTCCACCAGTATCATTGGAGATAATATGAAACTCTGGCTTGCCCTGTACGTTAGATTTATGCCAACGCTTTAGATCCTCAATATCAATCTCACCATTACTAATCTTTCGATGGGACCAAAGGCCCTCGCCCATAATTGTAAACACACGATTACGAACCTCTGTTTCTGACATTTCTAAGCTAATAACCATAGGGGACTTGCCCTGCTTCCAAGCCTGTACTGCAAAGTATAGAGATAGCCAAGACTTACCAATGCCAGGATAGGCAAGGAATACCCCAAGCTGTCCTGGCATAATCCCAGAGGGGAGATAGTTGTCAAAACCTGGCAGACCAGTTTTTATACCTAGCATTCCTAAATCTTTTTGGCGTTGAACATTCTCAAAATATGCAACTGCTGAATCAATATCTGTAACATCGATGTCTCTAATTACTGCAGTGTTTTTCTTAAGCTCTGACGTTTTTGTGATTATGTTTTCTAGTGCCTCTGCACCCTTGCCACTTTGAACATCAGAGGCTGTAGTCATTAAGATTTCTTTTAGACTGTCATTTAAATACTGCCCTTGCAATTCCTCTAAGTGATGCTTTGTTGCACCTACATTATCTACAAGAGAAAAATCCCTAAACTTTTCTACGACTAAACTTGTTGGCGGTACGGTTCCATTAGCTTCAGCGTATTTACGAATAAACTGCCAGACGTCGTTGTGTGTACGCAAAATGTTTTCTACATTTGCCTGTAGCAATACGTGCACTTGCTTATCTTGCAGCACTGCAGATATTAGCCTAGCCTCTGTATTATTCACTTAACCACTCTTTTGCTTTCTGTCGTCTTTCAGCTCGTTCTCTTAAATCTTGAACCACTTGCTCTCTGGAATTAATAATATTGTCTGCATAATTTGCAAAATATTTCCAGCTTGGGCTTGGGCTAACATCAAAATAATATTGTAGCATGTCGTAGCAAACATCTAAGCCAAACGACTCAATGAGGGCATCAGCAGCCCATTGCTCTACATTTAAATTAACTATTGGCTTTTCTTGATACTTTATTTTGTGTAACTTACTGTATCTGCTTAGCAAAGCCATTCGGTCTTTGCGGTCTGCCATTATCTACTTTCGATTTCGGCAGAAGCCTCTTTAACCTTTTCTGCTAGCTTATTTTCAACAAACTCATAAACTCGCTCAAAAGCCTCATTCGTAGTTTCAGCCTCACGCTTATTGTCAGAAACTTCTAGATCGATTCTTAGTGACTGAAAGTTGCCAAGATTCAATGTGTATCCTAATGCTACCCTGACTTTAGTGTTTTCGTTTTCCATACCCGTATCTTTCTATTAAATAGATTCAGACCAAATTGGAATGAATCGCCCATCTTCTGTTTTAGTATAAGTAAGTATACCATCTCCCATACGCCTTGTCAACTCTTGACGTGTTGGCGTAATATCGTTGGTTATCAGCTTATCTAATCTTGGTCTACCCATGTGGTAGGTAGCAAGTATATCACGAATTTCTCTTACCTGTGATTCTGAATAATACGACCTAACTTGCCACGCAGTTTCTCCACCTTTTTGAGATCCTGTGGGGAGGGGGATTACCCCTCTTTTCATTAGACTAGGCATATACTTTTTATGACGATTAACCAAAGAGGCTGTTTCACCAACTGTATAGGCTCTCTCTCTGTTCTTTTTAAAGTCTGAAATTAGGCAGCTTTCTATTTGATCTTTAATAATATTATAAACAGACATGATTCCGTTTGACTTATTAAGGTGATGAACTCTTACAAGGTGCCCGTTTAAAAACCAAACTTTTTTGTTTCCTGGAATTGCTGGGGCAGAATTATATTCTGACATATCCATTGGACCATGTTTTTTGCCCATTATATTAGTCTGGAATACCTATTGCAATAATGTGGACCTTAAGGGCCAAAGACCCTCCTGTATTAAAACGAACAATACCATTAACTGATGAGTTAGTGACGCTTTGAATAACAACTGATACGTCTTGACCAGACGAAGTTCCTTCAATTAAAACTGGGGTAATAGTTACAATTGGAGGATACTTATACTCTCCTTTAAAAGAGTAAGAAAAAGACTGTGTAGTTTCGGCTGTAACATTTGTGAGGGTAGGGTAAATTACTTTTTCTCCAGCAACTACTTTTGTGTCTGTAAGCAAAGTGCTTTCATTTCCACTTGTAGTATCAATAGATGCGTACTTGTATCTTGCTGAAGATATTTGTGAGGAAAGATCGTTAATTGCTTCTACAATTTGATAAACATATGATACATCTAGAGGCTGTCCTCTATCTGGAGTTGGAATTTTGGCCATAGCTAATTATAACACAAATCAAGCTTTTGTGGTATTTTCCTATCTTCTTGATTTTTCTAAGGTACAGATAGTCAAAGTAGGATTTACTTCTTTCTCTATTCCAGAAAGTTGTATTTTTACACGAATATCGGTAACTGCATCTGGCCTTAAAAAAGAATAAGAAGTAGAGTTTGAAGATCCATGGTACGCATAGCTGCCCCAAGCAATTGCCGACGTTCCTACGTTATATATGCCAAAACTCACAAAAACATCATAAGAAGATGCAATGGCAGAAGCTTCCCAAAATGTATTAACTGCCCTGTCGACGTTAGATATTTGCAAGTCTCCAAAAACAGGTTTAATAAGACTTACAAACTCTTCCTCTTCTTCATCCCAAACTCGTGTTGCATCTAACCTATAAATTGGAGACCAGTGAGATGTTCTATTTTTATCTTCTGAAATAATTCTATACCTTAGCAGATATTCTCCATCAGGTGATAATGGTGGAAAATCTTTTTTTTCAATAGTTACTTTTTTAACTGACAATATCTATCCCCAGGTCAACGTCTAAAGCAAAACGGAACTCTACCAAATTTGCAGTATTAGGAATTTTAACAATTGGCAAAGCATCTTGAGATTTTACTACAGAATAGCCAGTTAATCCATAAAGAGGATTAACAGATGTTGTGTTTTCTAACCTTAATGCATCTAAAGCAACATAATAGTCATCTGTCGGATTTCCAACAGAGTCTAAAACCGATGCCCAAATTTTAACAACAGTCACAGAGTCCCAAGTAAACGATGAACTTTTTACTAAATCTTTTAGTGGTTTTGTAACTACTACGTACCTATTATTTTCAAAGTCTTGCTGGCCTACTCCAGTACCATTCTGAATGTCTACTTGAAGCTGAGCATAATTTGTTGCAGAGTCGCTATCTGATGAGGCAAATTCTACCAAAATCTTTACCCTGCTTGGCTCTATACTGTCATATGCATTTTTATTAACTACGGAAAAAGCAAATCTTAATTCATCAGAGCCAGCATTTCTATTAAAATCAATACTTGCTCCAGTTAGGTGTATATGGTTTGATCCTACTGCTGGAACCATTCTTGAGCCACTTAAGGATAAGGTTGATTCGTCACCAGCAATTAAAATAATATTATTTAAGTATCGGCAAGACTCATATCTTGCTATTCTAGATTCATTAAGAAGTGTTCTATTGTCTGCATTAGTTTGAAAAACTGGTGAAGTTTGAATAATATCGTCTGGGTAAACCTCTGTTCCTAAAGGCTGGATTATTGTTGGAATTGTAACGGCAGACGTCGTAGTGTGATATTCCCAATTTTCTGTTCTAGTAAAAGAATAAACTGGCTTGCTATCATAAGCCCCTGCGGTTGGATTCGATCCAGAAGAGTAAACTCCAATTTCAGTAATTTCGTATCTTTCAATTGTTGGAAGTTCAGCTGTTAAAACAATCTTTGAAACTGACTGATTATTGCTATCAAGCTCTGTTACATATCCTCTTGAAGTAATTGGCACACGAAACATTTCAAAGTCTAGCTGCTTTTTATCTAATATATTCTGAATGTCACTACCTGTAAAAGCATAGTCTGTAGCCTTTGGAGTTACCCCACATCCTAAAGCAATGTGCGATGCATAGGCTGGAGCCTGGCCAATTAAATATTTGGCTAATATGTTTTTTCCAACATTAGTAATCATGAGACATCCTCTTCATATATTGTACCATTAAAAATTTGGCCAGAGGATATCATCTGAACTTCTACCTCATAGTCTGCTTTTAAATTTACAGCTTCAACAACTATGTTGCCGCTATCAAAATCAATATAAACTGACTCTGGAGGAAACTCGTTTGTGCCTTGTATAATGTGATTTTCCATTTTTATAGCAAAATTCTTAAAATATATCTCTGCAGTATCTGGAACATTAATGATATTTTGTGAGTTGTAGCTAATTGCCACGTCTGAAATATTTTTAACTGGCTGATAGACTATGTTTTGTCCATTAACAGTGTCATGTCTTACCAAGCTTATTAGTTCCTGGCCCCCAATTTTTTCTAAAGTTAATTTTAAAATTAAGTCAATTGGTAGGTCATTCTGATCAATTAAAATTATATCTGGAGATGCTGACTTTACAGAATTATCAGGCCTTGGCACTAACAATAAAGGAATCTCTGGAGTTGCTCCAACAGATGAAGAAGTTGTAGGGCTTACCATTAAACTGCCTCACTTAAGTATATTTTCATTCTTGGTCCAGAAACATTCTTTTCATGTTCAATGCTATATACTACAAACCTTTGTTCTGCATCAAACAAGAAATTTGCATCCTCTTCAGAGTAATCAATTGTTACAACATCTCCAAGCTGAATTGTTGGAATTGAAAATATGTTTAGGCCAACAGATTTTCTAGGTTTCATTGTTTTAGAAATAATCCATTCCATAATTTTTGTAGCTTCATCTTTACTTTGTATATATAAGGAGTCCAGGGAAAACTCATTACGTCCGTAAGTTATGCGACTATTTTTTACATCAGCATATAGCTCTTTTTGTTTTACTGGAGATAAAATTGTCATATCTTCTTTTATTAGTGGGTCTGAAAAATTAGAAGTTTTATCAAAGTAGTCATCGACAGTCAATTCATTTCTAGAGTCTTGTGTAAAAGTAATACCTTGAATTCTTAAATAGTTTCCAACAGTTTCGTCCATAAACAAGAAAGTATCGGTGGCATTAAAAACTAAAAATTCTGCACCATAGGCCCCAGCAAAAAATCCTGAAACTGTATATCCACGAATCTTATTAAATGTAGGAGATATCATAGCGTACAAAGCTGGATAGGCCTTGTCATATTTTACATTAAAGTAGGCTACTTCTCTCATGATGGTTCCAAACTCGTCATAAAATATGTTATATTTTGGTGGCTCAGAAGGGTTTATTCCAGAAAGATATGTTGGCTGAATCATTCCACTAATAGAATATTTTCTAAAAGATTCGTTAGCAGAAATATCAGTTTTATTAGTAAATATTGAATTTGCTACTGGGTCTAAGGCAAAACTGGTGTTTTGACTATAGTTATTTGCTAATGCATAAATATTTTCAAACATGCAATGAGATCCGCCACGAACAAAAAGAGCCATGTTATTTGAATTTACTAGTGGCAATGGATTCTCATCGTCTACAGTTGCAATTTGAGTATCGTTTAAATATAAGTAAAATCTTCTAAAAGAGTCAAACTCTTGATATTCTAAAGCAAGATCGTATACTTTTGTTATTTCTTCTGCAACAACCCTAGACTGGCCAGCAAAATTTCCATCATCAACAATTATTGTTGTTAGTCCGCTCCAAAGCTTAACAGGGATTCCAGCCTCATCTCTTGTCAAGAGCCATTTTTCAGTTGAAGAACCTGTAGCAGTTACTTTATAGTATCCGTTGTGGTCTTCAATAGTTTGGTTAGTTAGGAAAATTCTTTCATTTATAGATGCGGCAACTCCGCCAAAAGTTAAAGCTCCATTTGTTTGGGCCGTAAGAGTTGTTGTGGTATATGCTCCTGGAAGATTTACCGATGAGGTTTTGTCATAACTTTGATTTTGGACTATCTTATAAAAGAAAACATTTGCGACTCCCTCAGCAGTAGAATATTTATCAACATTGTTTTCTGATAAAGCTGCTATCTCAAAGTAATACCCGTTATTTGTTTGAGGATTAAGTAGGGCCGCTATTCCACCACTACCGCCGCTGACTGCTAGGTTTTGTTCTGGCGTAGTTGTTGAAACATTGTAATAAGTTGTAGCCCCTGCAGCTGTCTGAATAGATGTTTCATTATTTTCAATTTTTCCAATAATTCTCATTCTTGTTCCAAAATGCTTAAACGAATCATTAAGAGGTTTATTTATATATGAAATAAAATCAATTGAATTTTCTTGTGCAGAAAATGATGGTCCGTTCATTACCAAGGCTGATGACTGCACAGTTTCTGATGTCGCAGATATTTTATTTTTTCTAGATACTTCTTCATTATAAGAAAAAGATAAATAGTTTTTTATTAAGCTGGATCGAGATGATTTTGTAGCAAGCGACTTATTTATTCCAGCTTTTCCAGTTCCTGTAGTTTGTAAAAAAACAGTATTTCCAAATAAATATTTAGACTCCATGGAGCATCCAAAAACATTATCATTGCTGGTCCAATACTGATTTAATCCTGCACTGTGATCTGTAATCTTAGTACCAAACTGGCCTCTTCCATGTTTAGAAACTGGGCCATTTGACATCCTCGTAACGTCAGCCTGAGTTTCATAATTTGGCTCAGCATAAATTCTTACACGCCCTGTTGGATAAATTTTTCCATTAAAAGATAGTTTTGAAAAATAATTTTCGTATTCTTGTGCATCGCTTATCCAAACATTTCCACCAACAAAGCCAGAATTAGAAACGCTAGACGGCAATACAGAAACGTTATACTCTACTGCATCATATTTTATAACTTCTCCATTAGAGTAGAAGTATCCATTATACCTACCTATGTATAAAATACCGTCGCCAAAATCAATAATATTATTTACAATTTCGTGATTAACAACTTCTGGAATTTGACTACTTAAATCTGAATTTAAAGGAATAGCTGCTAAAGCATATTTGTTTGAGGTTGCAGTTTGTCCATTTTTTGATTTCATATTTTCTGTTCCAGACACTTCCCAAAGAAGGGCTGGCTTATAGGTCCAAGTAATATCTTTGTCTGCAACATAAGCCTGTTTTATAGAGCCCATTGTTTTTTGGATATATCTACTTACATAACTAATCTTTCCATCGTTATATACGTTATTATCTTGAGAACTTATATCTATAATGTTTGCAATTGATGGAGTTGTTGGGCTAGTTGAATTTTCGACAATTCCAACTTTAGCTTGATCTTTTGAGCCAACAAGAACAAGGCTAGAGTTTCTATCAGCCTTAGATGGTAAAATATAGTTCTTACTCATCATTATAAAATTATTATACTCATCAAAAAACATTGCAGTTTGAGTGGCTCTTGCTAAGTCTTGTAGAACTTCGGCAACGCTTTTATCTGGAGCAATAAAGAAATAAGGAATAACTGGATCTGATTCTCCAGCAATTCTCTTAAACGAATAATTACTAAAACCAATATTATCAAATATAGTTGCTAAAGCATAAGACAAAGAGGCATTAGGGATTAAAAGTTCTGGAGCTGTTTGTGATTCAAAATAAAAGAATAAGTCTCTTAAATTTATACTTACTTCTCTTGTTTTTGAATTTGAGGCTGGAAAGAATTCTGAATACATAGTTTTTAGCGGAACATAAAAAGTTTTTCTAATTATATTATTATTTAAATCAATAGTTTTTACATCTGAAATAATTTCATAAAATTTTATTTGAATATTTTTATTTATGTATTTAGCAATAATGCTTCCAGTTTCAGAATCTGAATTCCAAACGTTATTGGGGTTAAAGGATTGATCATAGTCAAACAAAGTTAGACTACCTGTAGAGGCTAGCAACTGACCTACTGGCAGACCGCTGATACCAAGGTCTGATGCATTCTTTTTTAAGTTGTAAGACATTGTTTTATTTGTTAGGTCTACAGCCAGTCTTGGCGAAAGCTCAATAAGATCAAATGTTGAACCAAACTTATTCATTGTACTTACCACTATCCTAATTCCAGAGATAAAGGTAAACTCTTCATAATCTAAAATACCATTTTGATTTGAGCCATATTTTTGTGGAGCTGTTGTATCAGTTAAAAAGTTTGTAAGTTGATCGACATTTTCATCAGCGACATACCAACCATATTGCGGAATAAAAGTTTTATATTCTCCAGAATTCCAAATATAAAAAACTCCTACATCAGAGCTATTTGCTTTAACTAGGTAAGCTTGCCCTTCTTCATTTTCTTCTGGCAAAATAGTAGTTGAAGATATAGCCCCATTGCTAATAAAATTTGCTCTAAATTTTTCTGGAACAATTAAGCCATAGCCAATCTCTAGGTATCCATCTGTGCTAAATATAGGATCCCCGTTTGCTCGTACAGAATTTTTGTCAAAAGATATTGCGTCTATCCAAATATTGTTTTTTAGATATTGGAGTTTCCATTTGGTTGGAACGGTTTTATTTTGTTCCCCAAAAAATGGATCTGCAAAGGTTCCAGCTGGGCCAGAGAATGGTCCTAAGTTTACATCTCCAACGTTTGTCTGTGTTTTTACAACAATCCTATTAACAGGAATTTCTTCTTTATAAACAACATACGGAGCGGCATCTTGTATAAAATAATCAATACCTTCTTGGCTGACCTCTTCAAAACTAGTTCCGACCGTGGAGTTTGCTTCAAACGCAATTCCATACTCTTGTCCATTTTCAGTTCTATAAGATGTCCAGTATTTAAATTTATCATTTTTATCTGGCATATAGTATCTAGGACGATTAAACATTTCAGTATTGCTATGATGTAAATAATTACCTGTAATCCCATACCTAAGTTTATTAATTCCAGACCTTGGTCTAAATTTTCCAAAGCACTCTTCTAAAGAAAATAAAATCTTTTCTTTTTCTTTAATGCTTGTAAATAAAATTGGAGTTTCTTCGTCTTCTTCAAAACCACCGTCTACAATTGTGTCTGCATCAGTAGCTCCAGTATAAAAATTTCCAGTATCTCTAGGGTCATAAAAATTAATTAATGATTTATACTTATCATCCTGAATTGTAGAGTATGGCCTATATCTATAGTTTCCAATATCAGCAATGTTATCAGAAAAATTCATATTCCATTCTGCAATTACTGCTGTTTGAGATTTAATTGTAGAAGAATTTTTTAAGTGGTCGTTTAACTCTTTGCTCTCAAACATTTAAACCTCTTCTAGAGTTACAGAAATATTCCAAAAATCATAATTAGAACTACCACGTTTTTGAACGGAATAATTAAAGTCAGAGATATACATCTCTATAATTTGATTGTATTGACCAAGTTTTATATATCTGTTTTGATCGTCTTTACTAAAATTAATATATTTGTCATAAGCTAAATATACCCAAAAAGAACCTTTATGGTTATTGTACCAATCTAAAATTTCTACCCCGCCTGCTCCACCATCAGTTGTATATTGCTCTGAGGAAGTAGTGGTATTTGGAAGCACCCTAAAAGATCCATCTGTTCCAGGAGAACGAGCTCCAGAAACTATTAGGTCTGGGTCTGCTAATTCAGAATCAAAATTAGGGTATTCTGAAAATGACCTAGATGGAAGCATATCCCAAGATGTTGAAATAGTAAGCTTATCTGCAATATGATAAGATCTCATTCTTCCATTAATCATTCTTTCTCTACGTTCTAACCTAGTAGGTTGAAAGTCTAATGCTTTACGATTATCGTCAGACAAAACAAGAAATTCATCCAGAAGGTCTCCAGTTTCAGTTTGTGAAAGATCTTGCCCAACTTCATAGCCATTTGGAATGTATAGGCCAGATGAAAGAGTTCCTGGGTTATTTGCCCACAGCATTGCCTGAGGTCTCTCATATTTTTTTCTACTGGTCATGTATACGTTAGTAGCCATTAGAACTTGTTGCTCCTTATTCTTTGAGACTCGACCTTGCGGATGTGAGACATTACGGTTTGTGCAATAGCGTTAGGATCTGAAACAGAAGAAACGTTAACGCTTAAGTTATAATTATACACTGAACTGCCATCAAATGTTTTTTTATTAATAGACTCTAAATTTTTTACCCCAAAATTATCGACAGCGGATCTACGAATCACAAACTCTCCAGGAGTTAACATTGCTGGAACACTGTCTGTATTAATAGTTTTAAATGGGCCGCCAGCGGACATATATGGTATTAGACCGCCCATTGGGTAGTAGCCAACTTTTCCTCCACCAGCCATATAGCTTCTTACACTTCTTCCAGGAGCTGGGCCAGATGGCTTAGGTGCAGCCTTTGGGGCTGGAGCGGGAGCTGGCTTAGGCAAGATTGACTTGAAAGCGTTAACAACAGTATTCTGAACATTTTTACCGAAGTCATTTACTGACTTTATAATAGATGGAGGAATTATTTTACTAAGGCCTAGAGGATCGTTTAGTGCTGGAGCTCCAACAGAGGCTTTAACATTTGTAGCAGTTGCTTGGTTCTTTTTTGCTTGTTCTACAGCTCTTTCCTTAGCTTCAATTTGAGCTTTTGTAAATTTTGGATCTTGAACAACTGGGTCTTTTACAGTAATAATACCCTTGTTCTGGACTTTTTCGTCTTTATTATTCTTCTCATCTTTGTCATCTACTACTAGGGGCTCATCCTTTGGAGGACCTACTCCAGCCCAGGCAAGCTTTAACTTTTCTACAACAGCTAGTGCTTCTTCTATTGACTTTTTATAAGCATCGCTGTTTACTTTAGCTAAATCAATCCCGTTCTTAATACCTTCCCACTGAGCCTTTGTATTTCCTAAAACTGTAATTTCAGCAATTCTTTTTTGTAGCTCAACCTCTGCAAGTCTAACTCTTTCAGCTGCAGGCTCTAATCTTGTTTCTTCAATAGAAAATATTTGATTAGAAAGTTCTTTAATTTTTTCTTCTATTTGTATTCTTGATAATCCTGATTTTGACCTAACTTGCTCAAGAGCACTTTCTCTTGCTGCCTGCAAAGCTGAAGTCTGGCTTCCAAAATAACCAGATGCTGATGTTTCTCTAACCTGTTGTGCTGCTTGAGCAGCAGCATATAGGTCACCACGAGTAATCGCCTCAGCAATTGACAGCTTTCCTTTTTCTTGATCAAGAATTTTTTGATTTGCATTTTTAACCTTTTCAAGAGCATCCAGCTTATCGTCATAGGTTTTATTAATTTTGGTTTCTTGGTCTTCAACACCCTTGAGATCTGCTTCGTAGTCATCAATTTGATATTGAATTTTTGCAATCTCATTTTGTGCAGCCTCAATTATTTCCTTGTCTGCTTTAACTTTTACATCAAATTCTAAAGTAAGCTTTTTCTCTTGTGCCTCAAATGCTTCCATTGCTTTGCCAAATCCATCATCAAATATTTCTTCAAAAGTACGATTTGCCTTTTGGGCATCAGCCCCCTCTTTTAAAGCTTTATTAAGATTTCTAATAGCTTCTGCTCTGTCCTTTTTATTTTTAATTGATGCTGCGTCCGCATATGCTTCTCGAATGGTTGCGTCTCTAGCCAGCTCTGAAGCCTCTATATAGCTATAGCCAGCATCAATCAAAAGATTCCTAGCGGTAAGTTCATTTTTAGATGATATTACTAGTTTCTGCTGAGACAAGACAAAGTTTCCAATACTGTTTGCCTGATAAGCTTTTTCTAGCAGGCGACCCCTCTGGGTTAATTCAACATTGCCCTTCTTAATAGTAATGAACAGGTCTTGCTCTTGCTTGTCCAGACCAGAAATAAAGTTTGCAAAGTCAGTGTTAGAAGTTAAGGCTAATAGCTGATTCTCAATTCCATTAAATGCTGAAATGTTTTTTCCATTTTCAAATAGCCTAAATAATTCTTTTGTCCCACCCAAAGCATCGATGGAAGCTTTTCTTACATTTTGAAGAGACTTTAAAATATTGTCTAGAGGATCAGCTTGTCTTCCTCCACCTGAAGATGGTGTTTCTGTTTCTTTTGTCATGCTATCTGTACGAGCTTTAGCTACGGTTCCCTGGTTGCCAACACTAGCAAAGTAGGCTGGTTTAGAATAGTCTTTACCAGCTGTTTTTTGAACTGCGGCCCAAGTATTGTAGGCGTCTGGATTATTTTCTACTGTTTCAAAAGCAGTTTGTACTAGGGTCATATAGGTAAGCTGCATGTCTTTATCTAGACCGCTGAAATACTCCCAATCTTTCATAACAGCATCCATTGCATCTTTGCCGAATACTTGATTAATTACAGTTGTTGTTATTGGTCCAGCTTCTTGTGCTGCTTTAAATTCTTCTAGGTCCTGAATAAGCTGATTTCCAGCAGTTTCATCTGCCATGTATGCGGTTAAGACCATTTCCATGTCTAGAACTCCGCCAGACTGTTGCACAGTTTCAAACATAGTTAAAAGTTTTTGAGCTTGTGGTGCAGTCTTTGTCTGAACTTTAGCAATAAAGTCTGCTTTTACGCCTTCATCTTTAAACAAATCTGCCAAAGCAAATGCTCTTCCTGCATCTGCAGTTCCTAGCTTTAGACTAATGTCAATAATTTTTTGTATAGTCTCTTGGTCATTTCCAAAAACACCTAATAGGTTTGCCATTGTTCCTGGATCAACATTGCCGCTAGCTAGCATAAGCTTTAGGTTATATTGCTGCTCTCCAGTTGCAGACGATCCTTCAATAGCAGATTTAGATCCCGCCATAACTTGCTGCATTAAAGGGTTGTCTTTATACATAGAGTTTAAGGCTGTGTCTAAAGAAGTTCTCATAGTATTCATGCCAAAAATGTCTGGACCCGCAGCGTTATATTGTTCAGTAAGAATCTTCATGGTATTTTGAGATGCAGTTAAAAGTTCCCCTCTACCCTGCTCTAGCTCTTTTGCAAGCCTATTTGCCTCAACAAGGTCTCCAGCTGACTTTGCAATAGCAATTCGTTTTTGATATTCTAGATCTAAAGAGTCTAGCATTTCTTGATTTTGTTGCAAACCTATAATACCTTGAGCATTCATAGCACCAGCAGCAGCACCAGCTTTTTTCATACCATCGTATAGCATGACGGCTCCTGTTGCTGCACCAACGACAGCACCAGCAACAGCACCTATTGGTCCACCAAAAGATCCAATTCTTGCAACAAGAGTAGCAACTTTTCCTGCATTAGCCAAAGCTCCAACCATTGATATAACTTTGGCACCCGCAAGAGCACCGCCTGCTTTTCCAAGATTTGCTCCAATGGCACCGCCTGCAGCAGCAAGAGCTCCTCCTCCTAAGACTTGTCCTTGTGCGTTAGGTATTGCTGAGCTTTGTGCCATACCCTGTAGCTTGCTGTTTGTTTCTTCTACTAGCCTTACACGGAGATCAATTGGATTTTCAAGAAGGTTTCTTCCATCAATTCCAATAAGTTGATTTAGCTCTCCAACAACCTTTATTCCAAAGCTTCTATCTCCAATAGCTTCTCCAAGACTTCCTGCAATTGATGCAGCTTCATCTCTAGTTAAAGCTCCGCTAGCTACTGCTGTTGCTAACTGGTTCTTTGTGCCAGCTACCATACTTTCTTTAGTTGCTCCAGATGCAATAGAAGCCTTTAGGCCTTCAAGAAGTGGCTTTGCTCCTTCACTCTGCAAGAATAGATTTCCAAAAGATTCTTTTCCTGACTGAATACCAAACTGTTCTAGTGCCCCACTTCTTTTCTTATCCATAATTTCGCCAGCAGAAGCTGTGCCAGCAAATTCTGCAAAGTTTTTAATTGCATCAGTACTTGAGCCAGTTGCTAATGCATTTTCTCTTGCAGACTTTTCAGCTGAGTCAAAAGCATTCTTTAGTGCCCAAGCTCCAGCGGCCAAAGCTCCAAGGCCTGCAATTACTGGAGCAAAAGCTCCTGCCATCGGCAAAATCATAGATGCTAACATTGCAGGCATCATTAGTTGCTGAGATATTTCTCCTACACTTCCTGGAGCCATAGAACCAGCCATTAGGGCCCCGCTAGCGACCATAGCCATTCCGCCCATCCCCATTCCAGGCCTTCGTGGTCCAGGCGTTGTAGTGGCCGCCTGAGGGCTTGCTGCAGCTTGTTTCTGAGCTTGTACAGTAGCAGTTTTTTGCGTTGCAAGAAGTTTTCTTTCTCTAGCTGCTTGAGCATTAGCGGCTTTAGCTGCAGCTTCTTGTCTTTTTCTTTCTTGACGCATTTGTGGATTAAATTCTGTTGTTCCATAAAGAGCTTGGTTAGACGCAGCTGCTAGTCTTTGCTGTTTAGCAACTTCTACTACTTTTGCCTGAGCCTGAGCTTGGCCCCCCTTATAAGTAGTCTTTTTTGAATCTGACCTCAACCCCATCTGGTCAACATATGCATTTCTTTCATCTCCAGATAGAGAATTAAATGTTTGCATTTGTTGTTGTCTGGTTTTTCCAACTCTGCTGTCAACTCTTCCGATTGTCATTCCTGACTTTGGATCTACAATCTTTCCTCCGCCGCCTTTGGCGTTTTCAATCTTAAACTTTCCAGACTTAACTCCACCACGTAGCTCTTCTGCTGTATAATTTGTTCTATATTCTCTTAAGGAATTTGCCCTGCTACGAAGAGCTTTTGCAACACTGCTTCCACGAGAAGCCCCAGTTTGGACTGCTTGAGCCGTAGCTTGCGAAACAATTGTGTCATTAACAATTCCGCCATTTTTTTGTGCAAGTTTTCTGACATTATTCTTAATGCTCTTTTCCATATCTGCAATTTCAGACGCAATAATTGGATTTTTTGGATCAAAGGCCATTCCCAAATCTTTGTAACCCTTTTTAAGAGTTTTTGTAAACTTATTAGAGGTTCCCTCCCAAGCTTTTTCAAATTCTTCAATAGCAACTCCAGCATCTCTTTTTAGATTTTCATTAAGAGACCTAGGAAGATTTGCAAATAAGTCTCCATATGCAGATACACGAGCTTGGCCTTCTATATCCATTTGTCTAACTGGGGTACTAGCAGCAAGTTTTTCTGCTAACTCAGGGTTATATCCAGGAGTTCCTCTAATAACTGTAGATGGCTCTTGTAAATGTGTCTCTACAGTTTTTTCTAATGGATCATACTTGTATCCCTTACCCTCTTCAAAGCCAGGAATGTTGTCTGCAATCATTCCGCTAATTAGTGGAGCGTACTTCTTGGCTATCTTTCTTGGGATGACTGCTTCCCCTGGAGAAAGCATAGCAGGCATTATATCGCCAGCACCCTTAGGTCCAGGTACAGAGACAACTCCCTTTTTATAACCTTCAACCTTTGGAGCTTTTGGTTTTGGAATCTTTACAGCTGAGTGAATGCTGTGGAACTTACTCCAATCAACATTTAATCCAGCCTCAAGCCTTCTAACCATGTCATCATACATTCCAACGTCAGTTGGATTTGTTAGCTTAAATGATGCAATGGTCTGCTTTAGCTTTGGAAGAACTCTTTGGATTTCCCCAATCATTTTTTGGTGATATTGCTGTGGTGTAAGTCTATCCATCAAGTTTAGTGTTGACTCTGCAAACGCACGTTTTGCTCCACCCTTAACTCCAAGAAGATTTATAAGTGCTTGCTCTTCCATAGAAGCAATATTCTTTGAATAATCTCTTAATCCAGATGCTCTGTCAAATACACCTGCTGGACCAACATCTGCCAAAACATCCTTGTATACGTTGGATGCAGATAGGTCTTTATCTCCACGAAGAAGGGATGCTGTAAGCTGCTTAAAGTATTGCTCTTCATTGAACACGCCCAAAGGCTGATTATTAATAAAGGTAGGGTCTAGGTCTGACTCTAGTGCCAAGAATTTTCTTTGTCTCTTAACATCCATTGGATCTTTAATAACAACAACTCTTTGGTTTGGAGATTTTAGTCCATGAGCCTGTCTAGCAATTGTAGTTGCTCTAATTTCTGCAAGGGCTGCCTTTTCATCCATTACTGGTTTTACGAATACTTGCTTGTTGCCCTTTTGATATACCCCGCCTAGTCCAAAAATTGGGAAGCTGTGTCCAGAGGTTGGGCTTATCTGATGACCGTATACTGTTGGAGGAGTATTTACATAACTGCTCTTTTTAAATAGCTCATAGATTTCATCTGCTGCAGAGCGAGATTTTGTAACAGATTTTGAAGACTTTGGCATTCCTAAGAAAACACCATTTCTAAATCCTGGAACATTTCCAGAAATCATGTCTTTAATAAATGGAGCATACTTTTGTGCTTGCTTTGCAGGAATTACCGCTTCGCCTGGAGAAAGCATTGCTGGAACAACATCGCCAGCCCCCTTAGGTCCAGGAACAGACATTACTCCAGAGGCAAATTTCTTTGGAGGCCTTGTTCTTGCGACTGCTCCTCCAGACATGCCGTTTTGAGCAGCTAAAGCTTTTCTATAAGCAATAGACAGGTTGTTAATTGCTGCAGCTTCAGAAGTAAAAGTTTGTGTTAGTTTTTGATGAATCTGATTTAAAGATGCGGCAACTGCAGATGCTTCTAGCTGCTGCTGTGTCATGTAATCAGTTTGCATTCCTAGCTCTGTACTAGCTGTACCAGTTTTATTTATTGCTGTTTTAAAGAATGTAAACATCTTGATGACGTTTGCAACACCGTTAGCTATAAGACCAAAACCCATAAGAAATACTGGACCAATAACTCCAGCCACAGCGGTTAGACCAACTACAAAGCTTTTAGCTCCTGCGTCAAGCTCATTAAATTTTTCAAGAATCTTTGTTCCAAATTCTAGAACTGGAGTTACAGCCTTTAAGAATGCTTCTCCAAGAGGAACAAGAGTAACCTTAATATCTTCAATAGCTTTTTGAAATTTAAACATTGGAGAGTCTTCAACTTTTTTCAACTCTCGTTCAGCAAGAACTGCAAGCTCTTCTGTTGTTGAATTTGTTAGCTTTAGAACACGACTAGCCTGATTACCCTCTTTGATAACGTTTTGGAACAATGTAGATAGACGTGCAAACTGGAACTTACCAAATAGCTGTTCAATTGCTTGTGCACGATTTAGTGGGTCTAAGGTATCTAAAGCTTTAGCAAAGTCTATTACAATGCCCTTAACATTTCCTCTATTTGCATCTACAATGCCTTTGATATTAATACCAAAACCTTGAAGCATTTCTGAAGCTCTTCCAGTTGGATTAATTAGAGCTGCAAGACCAGACTTTAGGGCGTTAGCACCTTCTGATGCATTAATACCACCCTCACGCATTGCTGTTAAGAAGAATGTTAGGTCTTGAACATCTCCACCTAATTGTTGAACAACTGGTCCAGCTTTTGGAATTGCGATTGTTAAGTCTTCAATAGAGGTTACAGTTTGGTTTTCAACAGCGTTTAAGAAGTTTATTTTTCCTGCTAGCTCTTCTGCAGAAACTCCAAAAGCGTCTGTTAAAGATATTGTTGCTTTTAATGCCTCTGCCTGCTCTACCCCACCAAGTACGGCTAGACGAGTTGCCTGTGCAACCTGTGCGGTTAGCTCAGCACCCATCTTACCAGTAGCAGCTATGTCTGCTGCAAGCTCCATGGTCTTGGATACTGCAACTCCGTATTTTGTAAACTCTGCAGCTAAATTCTTAATTTCATTTAAAGCTTTTGTTGTTTGCTCTGTGGTGGTAAACATTTCACCATAAACACGCTTAAAACGAATTGCCTGTTTTTCTATTTCCATAAATGTTTTTACAGCAACTGTTCCAAACATTGTAAGTGGAATAGTAAAACCAACCATAAGCTGACGTCCAGCCCACTGGGTATTTTTACCAAAGTTTAGGAGGTTTGTAGACCCCTGCTTTAGCATTTGATTTAGCAGAGCTTGCTTCTGAGCAGCTATCTGAGTTTTAGTACTTAGACTTTCCATGTCTAAGGCTAGAGGCCTGACAGCAATAGACCTTATAGCACCGTTAGCATCACGACCCATTTTAATATATTGAGTCTGAAGATCCTTTACACGTTCACGTGCTACTTTATTTATTGTGTCAAACTCAGTAGTAAAAAATCTTCCGAATGACTTAGTGGATGCTGCAGAATATCTAAAATACTCTCGCATAGAGAGTTTATTTTTTTCAAGTGCAGATGTAAAAGATTCTGTAGTAGATTTTACATTTTTTATAGTTGCAGAGAATTGGCCAGTTCTATTTATACTATTAAGAAGGCCCTGCTGTAGGTTTAGGGATGTTGCAGCTGCTGCTGCACCACCCTTAGCCATGTTGGTGTGAAAGGCTGAAATCTGCCGTTGAAGATTTTTAATACTTGCCAATGCGGCAGCGGTATCAATATCAACTCTTATTCTGGCATTGGCATCTTCAGCCATCCATTAACACCTCTTTATTTAATTAGTGCTAAGACCGCCAAGAGAAACTTCTGAAAGCTTAACGCCTGATGCTTCTTCAACAATCTTATAGACTGTAGGAAGATCTAGAATCTCCTCTAAAGTCTTTAAATCTTCAGCCAGTTCTGGCTTGTACTGCTTCATTGCGATTTGAACACAGTCCATCAAAATACTCATTGACTTGTCGTTATCCTCTGCAACTTCTGCAATACCCTCAAACTTCTTCATAAAAGGACGGAGGAGTGAAATCTTTAAGGGACGAACCTTAATTTCTGTTCCGTCAATTAGCTTAATTGTCTTTTCTTCGTATACTTCTGTACTCATATTATTTTAGTCCTTCCGCTATGAGGCTTTACCTATTATAACATAAAAACCTCTATTTTTTAAGGGGTTTTGTAAGATCTTCATACCCCAGCCCCATTCCAATTCCAAATCCAGCCTTCTGTGCATTTACTCCCTGTAGGGCAAGAATGTCATTTGAATTTGCCGCTTTTCCACCACTAAATACCCTAGCCTTCATTTCTTCCCACTTATTTCCAGAGCTCTGTCCGCTATTCTTGTCTAGGTCTACCCCTTGAATTGCAGCAAAGAATTTCTTTTCTTGATAATCAAGGTCTCTCTTAGATTCTAGGGTTATCATCAACTCTGGCATAGATAAAGATAGCTCAAGCTCTTCGTAATCTTTCCAAATCCCCAGCAAAAATATTTCAGCTTCAAGCTTTGCTAAATCTAGCTTTTCCCAAGAAGAGCCGCTATCCTCAGCCTGCTCTTTTACTGGATTTTCAGATTTTTCATTAATCTTTATACCCGCAGCAATCTCTAAAACATCATAGATTCCTGGTAGGTCCATGCTATCTTCTAGGTCAGAGATGTTTGCTATTTTTGGATAATATTGTTTCATTGCTATAGCTGCACAATTTGATAAAAAGATAATTGCTTCTTCATCATTATTTGCCGTTTTTACAAGCTCAAAAGCTTCCATAAACTGTCTTAAATATTTTATTTTAAGTGGCACCAAAGTTAGCTCTGTGCCATCTATAAGAGTAATGTTTTTTGATTCATATGCTTCTGTTGCCATCTTATAAGTATACCGCAAAAACAAAACTGCCCAGCCTAAAAAGACTGGACAGCTTCGTGTTATTAAGTTATATATTAAATTATGATACTGCTGGGATAGTGCGGTCTACGATCTTACCGTAAGATGCACTGTCGTTTGGTAGCAAACGGAATGAAACCTCGTACATTGTTGGCTCATCACGCTTTGCAGATACTGTAACACTCTCAATAGAAAGTGCACGGTATGCAACATAGATACGCTCAATCTGCTCGTCTGGGTTACAGTCACCTGTACCTGGACCAACAGCTACGAGACCTCGCTCGACTGGGCACTCACCGATGTCACCTGCTGATAGGTTTAGGGTTGGAGATCCAGCCTTAATACCTGTAGCTCCTGCACTTGCGGTTAGGTCTTCGTCCTTACCAGCTAGTGAGAATAGCAAGTTCTCTAGTGTTGCCTCAGCAAAAGCAGTGTTCAGGTTAACCTGCATACCCTGCTTGTATAGCTTTGCAACGTCAAGAACCTGATCAACCTGTACCTCACCGAAGTCAGGCTGGAACTGTAGCTCTAGACCGTTCATTGTGTAACCTACGTTACGAAAACCAGCTGTTATGCTAGTTGCATTTGCAAGTGTCTCTCTGTAAGTTCCTGTTGTATTATTAACAGTTCCTTCTGGCTGGTAAGCTGGAAGGAGGTTATCAGTTAGAACACCTGGCTCGTATGTAAATAAAGCGGCTGCACCAACAATAATATTGTTAGCTATTCCTCTGTTATATGCCATATTTTTCACCTCATTTTCTTAATAGATATGGGCGTGTTTCCTCAAAACTAAGTATACCAGTCTATTTAAATAATTTGTTTTGTAGACAGTTTTCTTTCTGGTACCCAGTCAGCCCCAGTCAATTCTGCCATTGGGTGGTAGTCATATTCAATAATAATCTTATTTCCACCATAGGTTCTAGCAGTTCCAAAGTCAATAATGTCTCTAGACTCTTCTAGCTGATATACTTTAAAATCATGGAAATAGAACATGTTGTCTATTAGGTCTGGATTTTGGCTTGTACCCAAATTAACCTGTCTATTTGATGCCCAGTTGTTTACTTCTTGAGCTGTTTCATCTCCACGATCCATTAGTCTTAAGATCTGCTCCTGAATCTGAACCATTTTTTCAATAGGGTTTTCTCCATTTGCATAAAAGTAGTACATAATTTGCTCACACTTGATATGTGGAAAGTTTTTCTTGTTCATCCTAATTAGTCTATCCCAAGTAGCCATGGTTCCCCCAGTAGGGAAATAGGATGTTAGGTCATTAATAGTTGACGGTAGAGTTGGAAAGAATGGTGTATCTAGACTGGTGTTTTCCAGAATCTTACTTTGAAGATACTTGTTTATCCATAAAACTGGAGTATTTAATAATGAGTCATTAGCCAATCTTAGCCACCCCCGCATTTGCTACCCAACGATAGCCAGTTGATACTCCCTTAGATCGTCCAGCTTTTTTACCTGCTGCTAAATTCTTTTTATAAATTGTTGGATTTTCAAGGTAAGCTCCTATGCCACTAGCTCTTAAAAATGCCTGAGTAAAGTATTTGTTAAAAAAGTTATCAAAGGTTTGTTCATATTTACCCTGTGTGTTTCCTCCAGGGTTGCTTACTCTTACTGGACTTTTTGTAAAAACCTCTTCTCCGTTAACTTCAAAGCGTAATGCTTGAGCTTCTTTAGGAGCTATCGTTACTGGAATTCCATTTTCCATAATTTTAGCTTTATTGTAAAAAGGAGTATTTGAGCCATCTTGAATACTGTTTGATTGTCTAAAAGATGATTTAAAAGAAAGTCCTAGACCACTAATTGTATAGTCAATATCATAAAGCCTGCTGTCTGGGCTACCAGTTTGACTCCACTCATATACGTGGTGTAGGATAGATGGGTTTGTCCTAGCATTAGAGTCTATATAGCTTTTTAATATTTCTATTGTTTGCACTCCAATTGAATGAAGAAGTTGCTGCTTTCCTAGCTGAACACCTTCTAAAAATCCAGAAGAATAGTCCATAATATTTTTCATATCTTTAGCAAATTCTCTTCCATCAAACTTAACTCTCATAGGTCTACCGCCTGATTTTCAGATCTACGAACAACTATCTTGTAGTACTCTACAGAACCAAACGGTCCTACGAATGGCTCTACTGTAGCAACCTCAAAAAGAGTGGATTTTCCTGCTCTTGGGCCAGCAGTCTCTAGATAAAGTTCATTAAGATTTTTGTCTTTTATATTGGTAACAAGAATATTTGTTATTGAATTTTGACCTTCTGTAGAAGAAAAACGAATATCAGATTTAGCCCTACCCAACATAATGCTATCCTGTGTAATGTTTGCGTTAGGCTTTATGTCTTCTTTCCAAGCTGTTCCTGCTGAATTAAAATTACAGGCAATTGTCTTATCATGAATCCAATTTTTCTTAACGTTGCCATATGGGCCCTGGTCTACAATTGGATAGTAAATGTCTGCAAGCATTGGGAAAATAATCGATATGGATTCGCAGGTTGGCATTACAACACTCCAAGTCTAGTGATAGATTTAGCATACTTTGACAGTATCTTATCTACAACAATGTTTCCTGTTCCCTCAAACAATCTTTTATCAAACTGTAGTCTGAACTGATCAGTATTGTAAGATGTTATATATCTCTGGTAATAATCAATTCTTCCGCACTTGATATCGTCAATAAGTAATGTTGCTGCTCTTGCAATGTCTGACGGAACTGATGGATAGCCAGACTCTAAAACAAATCTATAGTCATATCCGTTGGGGAATCCACGCAAAGGTGGTAGATTAGCATCTACTATATCTGACATAGCTGTTGGCATAATTAGAGGGGCTTGTTCATCTCTATTAACCATGTCTAGCATTTTCTCAGTAATAGCGGTCTTATCTTTTGTTATTTCATATACACGATCCGTTACCAAAACGTTATTTTCGTATACAGACAAAATCTTTTTTGCATCCATCCATAGTGGAATGTAGTCTGCACCTAACCCAACAGTTTCTAGAACCTTTTTCTTGTAGTAAAATCCTTCTGGGATTATAGAGTCTATAATTGCTCTAGCAATTTCTTCATATCTAGTATACTCAGCAATTTCTGAAGCATTTTGCCCTAAGGTCGATGGGGCTACATATGGCCTTACAAGAGCAAAGGTGTCATCAAATAAAGTCTCTGTTTCATCTAGCTCTGCTGTAATAATAACATGATATTCTGTGTCATACTTTGAGTTTAGTGGGTACTGGATTGTATCTCCAGACATTCCTACAAATAAGAATGTGTCTTGCACTGAAAGATCAGATAGATCTATAACTGTTACAGTTATGTCTGAGTCTATAGATACTATTGCTGGAATTTGAAAACTAATAGTAAGGTTAGAATATGGCTGTGCTCTTAAAATTTCCATTATTTACCAAAATCCTTAGCAACCTCTTCTGGCGTTGCAATCCTAATGTGGTCACGCTGTAGCCATTTTTCAGAAATAGGCTTAGTGACGATGTTGTATCCTTTAAGAACTTTTCCAACTCCTGGCCAGGATACGTTTTTTGAAGAATATATAGCTACTGTGTTTCCTTTATTCTCTGACTTTAATTCTTTATCTGTTTTAACATCATTTGTCAAGCCTCTTCCGTTTGACCCAATTACATTTTCGTCGTTAAAGTTTACAGATGTTTTTGAATTAAAGTTTGGGGTACCCGAAGAAATAATACTATCATTATTTTCCTGTAGCATAATAACCTCCTAAACTTATATTATAACAGATATTAGAAAGGGGCAGAGGCCGAAACCCCTGCCCCCTCTAAAGGTTAGCTAAGACTTAGGAGTCTGAGCCATCTGCGTCAGCGAACGCAATGGCGTCCTCTTCCTCCCACTGAATACCGAAACGTACGAATACGGTGTACTCAATGGTGTCCTTCTTTGGTACATACTGACGGTTTACAGTGATATCTCTCTGGAAACCCCATACACGGTTCTGAGGGAATGTAAGGTCTACATAACCTGCAGGGTAGTAAGGAACTTCCTGAACATCAATGCCTAGAACACGAGTTGTACGTGCTCCACCGAATGTCTGTCCCTGTCCATCAAGGTAAGCCTGGGTGTTAGCCTGGGTGTTACCGTTGTGTCCAAGTGCCTCAGCAATTGCATCTGACAAGGTACCGTTGTTCTTAACGATTCCCTGGAATGCATCTGTACCAGCGTAGAACTTAAGATTGCTCTTAAGTGCACGGTACTTCCTTGGCAATGCAAGAATAATCTTCTGCATAACCTCTGGAGTCCATGCGTTGTCTGCAACTGTTACAACTGCTTCGTGTGCATCTCCATTGGTCTTGACCTTGTTAACAAATCCATTCATAATAGATGTGAATGCATCTGAGCCAGTACCAGTACCGTTGATTGCTAGATCTTCGATGTCATTCGCAAAAGCGTTTGTCATCAAACGAACTAGGTGATCTTCAAGAGCACCACCCTCAACGTTGTCTTCTAATGCTTCAGATGAAACTTCCCAGTCAAGACGAATCTTCTTTGTAGTCAATTCTACCTTGCTGAATGTTGCACCTGTGTTTGTGTACTCTGCGTTAGCTTGGGCCGCTGCACGAATAACACGCTCTCCTACGTTAACTTTTTCAAGTTCCATAGAGTTAGCTCTCATCGTTACACGACGACCATCCTTGGCGAGAACTGTAGCATCCCATACGTAGTCAATAAAACGACGTGCCTGTTCAGGGCGTAGGATACCGCTTGCCGCATCACCCGAAGGATTTACGGCATTAGGACCAGTTGTAGTACCAAAGCTGGCGGTTGGAATGTTTCCAAGTGTATCTGCACCTGGATTACTCACACCACCAATTCCTCCAGACGCAAATGCACCTTCGCCATTAACTTCGTTAGCACCAGCACCTGGATAGTTCTTAATAATCTCTTCCGACATAATTGTCACCTCCTAGTGATTGTTTATCTAAATAGATCGGCAGTTTTGAGGAAACGTCCGCCCCATAGGGATTTCTCAATCTGTTCTGACTGAGCTTCCTGTACGATCTCGCCTAGATCGCCAGACTTGCGGAAAGCGGTGTCTTGCTCTACAGCATCGACTCTCTTTCCAAATTCGTTAAACTGTCCCTTGGCTTCTGTTACCTCTGTTTTTACAGAATCAATTGACTTGCTTAGTGCAGATACCTGCTCGTGTAGAGCTTTTACGGTATTTGCTAGATCGCTAAAGGCTGATGTTAAGGTACCCTGAATCTCGGTAACTGCATCTGCAATTACTTGATCCGACTTAGATACCCCATCTACCTCAGTTGCAGCTTCTGCCTTCATTTCATCCTTAGAC